ATTAATTGATCGAGATAGGGTTTGTAATCTGGGTCTTTCATTATTTCATTGAAAGCAGCTTTTCTAAATTTTTTCTCAATAAGCACTTCGCCTGATTCACAACAAACAACTTGGAAATTCTTCCATTGTCCACTACCTGCGACCTTAATTGATTTGTTATTAATTATCTCTTCACCGTGCTTTCTTAACAAATCAAATAACTCTTCGTGTTCAACAATTCCTTTTCCAAAATGAATTTGAAAATTAGCGCTTCTAAACGGTGGAGCAACCTTATTTTTAATTGTTTTTGCAGAAACATTGATACCGATTACATCGTCTCCGTCTTTAATTGGTTGGCCTGCACCCAGTTTGATTCTAATAGAACTATGAAATGGAATTGCTTTCCCGCCTGGTGTTGTTGTAGGATCACCATACATAACACCAACTTTTGTTCTAATTTGATTAAGACAAATTAATAATGAATTAGTTTGCCCAATGACGCCAGTTATTTTACGCATACCTTTTGAAATAGCACGTGCTTGAAGCCCAATACTTTCTTTGTCATAATCACCTAATAATTCTGCTTTAGGAGATGTTGCTGCTACTGAATCCCAAATAATTGTAACTGGAACATCTTTATCAAGCGCTTTTGCTTTAAGAATTGTTTTTTCTGCAATTGAAAGTACTTCTTCTGTGCAGTGTGTATCAACATAAACAAATCGAGAAGCAACATCAACACCTAACGCACGAAGATTATCAACAGATGTTGCATTTTCTGTGTCGATATAAACTACAATTCCACCCATTTGCTGAGTTGAACGAGCCAGTTGTGTCGCAATATGAGACTTACCAATAGATGGAGGTCCAAATATTTCTACAATACGACCTTCAGGTAGACCTCCACCTTTTTTATTCGCACAAATATAATCTAGCATTTGACTACCAGTACTAATCCAACGTTTAACATGCGTTGGACTGTCATCAACAGCTAAATTATAAGCGACTCGGCCGCCTTTTTCTTTGTTCAGTGATTTAATTAAGTCTTTAGTAAAATCATCACTTGGCATACAATAAACTCCTTTTTTTTGTTTATTGTATTATACTCAATTAATTCAATATAAACAAGATAAATTTCTTCTTTTTAATGATTCATATATACGGTCTGTTTTTGTTGCTGTCATTGCATCCAAACCTAAATGGCCAGTTCTTGAAAACACTGCTGACAGAGGTGAATCATACAAGTATGTGTAACCTTTTGGAGTTTTATCTCCTAAGGCTGCTACGAATTTTTGACCAGCTGATGGCTGACTGGTTAAGTATCCCCACCACGATTTAACTAACTCTTCATTGTTGGCTGTTAAAGCCTCCGTTACTTCTTCAACTGTTTCAGTGGCTAAATCATCGCCAGATGCTGCTATGTCATCCATTGCTGCTTGAAATGTAAGTCTTTGCTCCATAGGAAGCGCAGATGCTTCAATTACATTATCATCCACAGAACTAAAAACTTTTTTGCCTATATCATCATGAAGCCGGGTTATTTTTCCTATAGGAGAATTTACTAATGCTGCTGGATCGTCTATGGCTTTTGTTGGACTAAGCAATCTTTGCATTTGACCTGCTCCCGCCTTGATTGTTTTAGGACCTTTCTCTGTCATAACTTTATAAACAAATTTTCCTGATACATCATCAAAAGATTGAATTGCAATCGATTCAATGCTTGCAACACCTTCTAGACCTAATTTTTTCATAATGTTAGCATTAACAACAGGAACTGAAAAGTTTAAATCTTTTATTATTTTTGCAGCATCATCCATATTCCTAACAATATCATCTACACTTTGTGATGCTGCTTTAAGTAAATCATCTGCAGATTGAAAAAATAAACTTCCCATTTCGTCAGATAAATTAGTAAAAATTTCAGCAGTTTTAGGTGTTAATATTGAAACATCTTTTTCAATTATTTCCTTAGTAAATTCTTTGAAAGGAGAATTTTTTCCTTTAAAAAACTTAGAATAGGCCTTTGTGCCAAAATTGTCTGAGAGATACTTTAAATCCGTAACTCCGTCTACAAATTGTTTTTCTCCTGTCATTGTTAGGGTTGCTAAAGGTTTATTTGCTCCTCGCGCTAGCACAGCTCTTGTTGCAAAGCCGGCTTCCACTGTATTATGACCAATGCTGTTAAATGTTTCCCTCAAAGCTTGTGCAGCCGGCGTGCCATTATCTACTAATTCTCTTTCAACCAGTTCTTGCATTGTTGCTCTTACTGCGTCGTCTCCTGCCCCTGCTGATGCAATCACAGTACCTGTTTGTGTAGGCGTTAAATTGCCGGCTTTTCCTTGCGCAGTAGCTTTTGTCACAGTTTCTGTGAATTTAGTTGCTTTTTCCATCATTGGTCTTAATTTTTGCACAGCTTCCAAACCTTTTTGAGCATAGTTACCTATAACAGGCCAATTTTTAATAACCTCTAATACTTCTTCTAAAGTTTCAATTGCAGCTTTTGCACCTTTTGCACCGTCTTCAACAATGTTTTCCGAGCCGGCCGGTAGTTTTTCAATTGCTTCTTCTCCTGTCTTTGTCATTGCTTTTGTTTTTGCTGCATCATCTAAGACTTGGCCAGGCTTAAGTGCTTTAAAAAGTATTCCTAAACCTTTGGATCCTCGCCATACAAGCGTCAAAGGATAGAAAATTGCTTTAAGTGCCAGCATAAACGCTTTTCCTATAGCCCCTGCAACAGAACCAAATCCGGGAACTCCTGCTGCAGCAGCGCTGAAAATAAAACCTAAGCAATGACAATAACCATCAATATCGTTTCCTGCATCAAAAGCGTTATTTGCTTTAATTGCGTAATAAAGCATTCCCATGACACCTAAAGCACGACCTGCTGTTGCAACAGCTGCAGCAACAGGTGTACCACCGCCTAATGTTCCTGCTGCGATAAGACCTGCTATAAAATCTGCTAATGCAGGACCTAAACCAAAAAGCATATCTAAAGCAAAAGATTCATGTAGTAATTTCTTTTGTGTTCCGTAATTTTTATAATCTGAAATTACTGCGTTGACAATTGCAGAGTTTTCATTAAGATATTTTTTTGATGTAAACTTTCTTCCAATATATCTGTCCAATTCCAAGATTAATTCTTTGTTTTCATTCATTAAAGAAATGATTTCTTTTAATTCTTCTTCTGAGGCCCAGTTTTGTAAAAAAAACTCTGTATTTGATCGATTTTCTTTAATTATTTTTCTAGCTAAACTAACTTTTGATTGTTTCATTATTACCTCTATGCGGTATTATTTTATAGATAATTATACGATCAAAAACAAAAATGAACTTCGCATATGCGAAGTTCATCAAAACTAAATGTTTTTATTTTATACTATGACATCAAATCAGCAAATGCATCATCTAGGTCATTATAAGACTTTCCGCCTCCACCACCTGATTTTGGTGTGTCATCATCTTTTGACGATCCAAACTTTTCAGTTCCTTCGTCATCTTCATTGTCACCATTAAGCCAGTCATTTACAATTTTACTAAGTTCATCGTAAGACTTTGTCTTGAATATTCCTTTAATATCAGGAATATTTGTCATCCATTCTTTTGCCTGCTTTGTATCATCAGAAAGTTTTGTTGATCGCCCACGAGGAAGAATTTCTGTTTTTGCCCATTGTTGACCAGGTGGTTTTGAACAGATTACTTTAATGTCACGACCTGTCTTAGGATCTGTGATGTCGCCATAATCTTCATCAAGCATAATACCGAGAAGTTTTTGATAAACAAGCTTTCCAAACCCCCACAATTGTACTCCTTTGTCTTCTTCACCTCTTACAACGACTGCTGCATAAACACGCATTTTAGGGTACAATTTTTTAGCCATTTCATAGCTTTCTTTTGTACCTTCATCACGAAGTTTATTAATCAATTCTTGAACTGGATCTCGTTCACCAAACTGTGATGGTGCAAGAAGGCCTCGTTGACCAGGAATGTTATAATAAAACATCAACTCTTTAAAAGGTTGACCGTCATTATCGGGAAAACTCATTAGACGAACGTTATATTCTTCATCTGGTTGTGGTTTCCACATTACGTTTTGTGATTTAGTGTTTCCGCTAAGTCGTTCTAGCTTGCGCTTGATTGCTTCAAAATCAATAGCCATGATTTATCTCCGTTTTAATGTTTAATGTGCAATATTTAATTTTTAATTTTTAATTGCTTAGCAATTATACTTTGTGTGCGTGTATGTTACAAAAAATTATTTAAATAATATTTCTTTTATAGATTCTTTAATCAGCCTTCGAATTAGTTTTTCACTTAATTCATTTTTCTTCTTTTTATACCTTCCATGTTTTTCTTTTCCTATAGGTGTAATAATGCCAGAAATGTTTCCTCCTGCCATTGTTATTGCTTCGTCAACCTCTTCATCTTCTTCAACATCTTCTTCATTAACAACTTGCATTCTTCTAGAAATTTCTGAATCTGCATTATTTATAAATTGACCTGAATTCCCTATGTGTCTTCTCGTTTTGTTTCCTGGAAAATAAGGTTGATCTGTCCCTACATTTAAATTCATTTATTTTCTCCTAAAATAGTCTTTTAATTCTAACAGGTATCTTAAAATTACTTATATCGTCAGATAAGAATTTAACATCTATTTTCTTATTCTTTGGATATGAAAATATCATCGCGTCATGTATAATTGCATGAGGAATAACATCAGAATTTTCTTTAACAAACTTTCCAAACGCCAAACAACAATAATCAGCAACTGACGATTGAATCCAGTGGTTTACCAAGCTATTATTTTGTAATAAAGGCCTATTGTAGAAGTTATAAAAACAACCTAAATCATTAAACTTTCTAGACAAAGAAGTTTTAAAATCTTTAATTTCTAAAAAACTTATAATTTGATTGTATTGTGTTTCTGTTATGTTTGATATGCGTTTAACGGTCATATATGGAGCTCCATATAATATTGCTAAACAACCTCTTTTAAATTTGTCTTTGCATGCAATATTTGCATTACATAAGCTAGCTAACAA